GGTCAAAATGCTGACATACTTATAATACACTCTAGTTTCAATAGATCACATCATTTGGAACGTGAACGAGAATGTATCACTACAGCTAGGAGTATAGTGATAATAGAAAGGGACATCAATTTAACAGCAGAAGTGTTGAAGAGGTTCAAAGCTGGTGATAATCCTAAAACAATAATTTTGTGTGGTATTGCCTATATACATTTTGAGATAGGTTGTGATCAACGTTATTTTAAACATAATCAAAGATTTTATAGCTCAATACAAGAATTACAATTATTAACTAAACATAACAGTTATATTTTAAACCATGATTTGGATACTGTTATGGAAAACATTCTTTTGTTAAGTGATCATGTTAAAGTGCAAGAAAATTATTTATACCATTATAAATGGTTAAGTAATTTGGAAATTCCAAATAATGCTACAGTTAGACAATTATTAAAACATTTTGAGATTGACCCAAATGCATGGACTAAAAGAGTAATAATGAATATAATGATTAATTATGGAGGTAGTCTGGACACTGAGGTAACATTGGTTGAAACAAAATTCAACATTGAAGAAGTAATTGGTTTGTTTAATAATGAGTTTATTTGTGTAAGAAATTATATATTATTTAAAAATAATTTTTCATGCTATGAAATTCCTATTGTAGGTAAGGGGAGAAAATCAATAGAAGAAAGTTTAATGAATAACGCTAGTTGGCAATTTAGTATCACTGAACGTAATAATGATTATGAGAATAAATTTAATGTTAAAACGGTTGGTTTATTAGAGGATGAAAACACTCAACCAGAAAATTTGTTTGTTTTAGCAAGTGGTCTGACTCCAGATAATATTTTACAAACAGTACCTGTCGAGTCAACAATAGATTTTATAGAATATCATAGAAACGTTTGTGTGATTGAAATGTATGAAGCACATAATGGTTCACATAGTTTTGAAGCTATACCAGTAGATGAAATTCCTAATGCTAAAGTTATGGATTATTGGAATTTTGATACCTTGATGGAACCCACTATACAATTGCCAGGTAATAAACATTTTAAGTTCAAAAGTAGATTACACCCTGATGCTATTAAGACTAGTACAAAAATACGTATGGAAGAATATCCAATTTATGCCAGACCAAGTGTCACTCAAGCATTTTTTGAAAGTGTCAATGCGATATCTAGTAGACAAGGTAGTTTAGTTGAATATGCTATTAAAAAACCAAATGCCGAACAAGAATATGAAATGTTTTGTCAAAATTATTATCATATCGATCATTTAAAAGTGAAAGCTAAATATAAAAATGATATGATTACTATAACTGCGGAAGGTATCCAAAGTTGGACTAACAAACACAATTACCCCGATAAAGTAAAAGATGAATTAAAGAAAATGATAGAAGAAGGATGGGAAAAGCATCCTATAAATCAAGTTACTGTTCATCCCAAGACAGAACAAACTACAAAAATAACTAAACCACCACGTTGGATAGATGAAGTGATGTCCCGAAACATATCTGCCGCATCTTATGCTATTTCTGCTTTATTCTCTAAAGTTTTTGATACTGCTAAGAAAAGGTTTAAATATTTGTTACATGAGAAGATGTTATATGCAGATGGTTTAACGCCACAACAATTAAATGCTCGATTGAAGTATGTAACTAATGTTAAACAGTTTGTAGAGGATGATTTGTCCATGCAAGATTCTCAAACTACTCATGATGTGTTGCAAATAGAATATTTAGTATATAAAGATTTAGGTATACACCCTGCTGTATTGGATTTATATTTTTATTGTCATTCAAAATGGTCATGGCACACTGATGGAACGAAAGGAAAATGGGATGCGATGAGACATTCTGGTGAATGTTGTACCGCATTAGGTAATGCTGTAGTTAACTTAATAGTACACAACAGATTATATGAGAGAAATGCTTCCAGTATAGAATTATATTGTTTTTTAGGTGATGATGATCTTATTTTTATGTAATACAAATATAGAGTGTGGACAACATGGTACTGAAACTAAAGAATGGTATAATATGGTAAGTAAAATAGATGAGAAACCACATTGTGGCACATTTTTAAGTATGTTAGTACATGACATGGGTACACATATTGAAGCTTGTCCTTATTATAAAAGAATGAGACATAGATTTAGTGTATGTAATTCCACGTATTTAACCAGCGAAAGAGAGTTAAAAAGTAAAGAACGTTTAACTTCATATGCCAGTATGTTAGGAAACATTAAAGAATCTAAAGAATTGGTGAAAGTTATTCATCCAGATACCATTATACCAGATTGGTATGATGTGAGTGCTGCAATAGTTGCGAATGCTGCATATGATAGTGTAGATAGGAATAACGTGGAAATGTACATTGGTTCATTAATTCATATGATGCAAGAAAATAAATGTATACCATGGAATATAACTCATTATATTAGTCAACAAATATGAATATATTATCCATTAATATAAAATTTAAGTAAATTTGATTGGGG